TGCCCATCCGTTCGAGCAGTACCACGACACCGGCATTGCAAATTTTCCGTAAAGTTTCAGATAACCAGCACACTGAAAGCCCTGACGTCGCTGCCGATCAGTAAGCAGAGCCAGTTGCTTGCGGTACGTCTTGACCTTCCGCTTCATGCCCGCAACACCGGCAGGAATTCGCGCCTGACAAACTCAACGCCGAGCACGTCACGCACCTTGTCTGCGTACTCGTTGAGCCGCGTTTGTGCCTGCAGCAATTCCTCCCCCTCCAGCCCGGCGCACTTCGCCGACAGCGCCTTGAGTTTCGCCTGCACGCACTCAGGAAGTCGTGCAGGCAGTGCCTGGAAGGAATGGATGGGGCCATCTGGTAGCTTGAACGGATAGATCATTTGCCCGGCCCCAAATAAATGGCCTGCGCGTTGAGCGCATGATCCAGCTCCGACTTGTATCCGGCAACGAACGCCGTCAGCGGCGCCGTGATGCGCTCGACAATCTCGCGCGCAGTTTTGGCGGCGACGTACTGCCGGTACTTCGGCGCTGACTCAATCAGGTATGCGCCATTCGGGCGCCGTGTGCATTCCACGCTCATGATCTGCGCCCCCGGCAGTGCATGCGGTGAGCCTTCCGGCGGCGAAGCTTGATCGCCTCGCGCTTGGCCTGCGCAACGCCTTTGCCGACGCGTTCGTATTTATTCGGCAAGGATTGAATCATTCCACCAGACGACATCATGTTTCTTCCAGTGTCGTGCCATGCCGCGGATATCCCGGCAATGGCGAGCAGTGCGGAAATCCCTCTCATTTTTCCTCCCGTAGAAAAAGGCGCTCCCGGAGCGCGTAACCCATCAGCGGCCAGACCTTGGCGATGGCGTTTTGCCGTGCGATCTTCCGGCCAAGCTCAGCGTCGAAGTTCTCCGGGCTGACGCACGCTGACTCTCCGGTGACGGTGAATCCATTGCGCAGGACAAGCACGCAGAACGTGATAAGATTTAATGAATTTTCATATACGTACGGCACGCCGCCGAGCCCCATTTCTCCGCTGACTCCGTTCGCAGCGAAGAAGTAATACTCGCTGGCGATGTTCTCCTCGATATCCTCAAGCGTCACGCGCGGCGCCGTCAGACGACTTGCCTGAATTTCCTGCTCGATTTCTTCTTCTCTCATTTCTTCCTCCAAACCCAGTTGGGGCATGCTTCGCACGGCTGGTGGGAATTGTAGATGGCGCACTCTTCGCACGTAAGGCGAAAAACAACATGTACTGGTATCATTTCCTCTCCTCAGTAAGTTTTTCCAACACCTCGCTCGCACACCGGATGGTGTCTAGCAGCGTGCGAATCTCGCGCTTGAGCAGACGAACCTCGATCTGCAGCGACTCGTTTTCGGATGCCAGCGCATCAAAAGCAGATTCGGCGGATTCCATGTCGCCGGCCTCGAATGGCCCACATGACCAGACGCTCACGACAAACCCCTTGCTGTCGTCCATGAAATTTGCGATGCATGACAAAATCTGGTGCGAGTAGCGAGCCAGATCGTCAGTTCCTGCGTGCTTTTTTCGGGCGTCACTGGCTGCGAATCGATAGCTTCAGCGTCGCCACCATCAACCGGGCCACAATTTCCGACGATCATGACATCAACCCTGCTTTGGCCGCCGCACGCAGGACAAATCCGCATTTGATCCTGATCGTTTCGCGCATCAGTTCGGCAAAGCCCTGGCTGTCGTCCAGGATCGTGGCGATTTCAGACAAGACCTGGTGCTGGTAGCGCGCCAGGTCGATCAGCGCCTGCGTGTCCTTCTCGGGCACGACAAGCGCCGCTGCCAGTTCGCCGTTGCCGTCGAGCAGCGCAGCGATTGCTTCCGGGTTTGCGGCGCAAATGGCGCCCTTGCACTCCTCAAGACTCATATTCACACCCCTTGTTATGCGTCTTTCCTGCGCGACTCCGACAAGCCCGGATTGCTTACAGAAAAAGAAAAGCCGAGCCCGAAGGCCCGGCAAAGGCCCGCGCGACCAGACGGGAAACGCGGGCACAGGAGGAAATCATGACAACAGCCAGTTCAGCAGGTATGCCGCAAAGATGGCGGCTGCTGCGGCTGCGAACGCGGGAACGAGCGGCTGCTGGTGGTTGGTGCTCATGCGGCCACCTGCCGACAGAACACGCACAGCGGGTCCGCCTTGACTTTTTTTTCATCCTCGATTACCGACAGCCAATCGGTATCTTCGTGCATCGTGCGGTTGCACTCAGGGCACTGCCAGACGATCTGCAGTCGCCCGTCCTCTACTTCGAGGCGCCCGCGCAGATCAGCGCCGGCAATGCCAACATCGCCGTGCGGGACATCGCATTCCGGGCAGGTCGCGCATGCGGTGCCTCGAGCAACGGGTCTGCCAAGACCGTCCCGGTCTGGTTGTCCTGCGGACTGCATGCAGGATGCGCGACGGAAGGCGGTGATCATGCGGCTACCTGCTCGCTCGAGTTCCGCAGCACGGCCCAGTCCACGTCCGGCCTGAGGTCCTCGCAGCGAACGGCGCCTTTGGTGGCGCGCTCGATAGATGGGCAATGCGCTGCCGGCACGTTCCCGCGCAGCGTCCAGTTGCAAACCGTTTGCACGGACCTTCCGATAGACCTTGCCAAAGCAGCCGGGCCGCCGGAGATTTCAATTGCTCGTGTAAGTGCGTTCATGAGCCAATGATACACACGTGGGGATTGAAAAGTCAACACGTGGGATAGGCGGGCACAACGTTCGGGAGCCACGTGATAGCAGTATCAGCGCGGGCCGTGACCGCCAACAAATAGCGCCACTTTCCGCAGATTCCGCGCCAGTGTTCCGCGTTTCGCACTCGCGGAATTTTTTTGTGCCTACGCTCCCCACGTGTTGACAATCCTCAACACGTGTGTAGAATACATCCATCGGTTCCCAGTGCATCCCACCCGACTCCCGGCCCCGGCGGTTTGAGCCTTGCCCGTCCGGACACAAGGCTAAGGGAACGACATTACCCTGGCCTGCTGCGAGAACCGATACCCGCAGGCCGCTTCACGCGCACGAGGAGAACCAAAGTGATCCAGATCAAAAGCCGATTCACCGGAAACGTATTGAAGGAGGTTGACGCCGCCGACCTGTGCTACGCCGACCTGCGCGGCGCCAACCTGCGCTACGCCGACCTGTGCGGCGCCAACCTGTGCTACGCCGACCTGCGCGGCGCCAACCTGTGCGGCGAAAAACTCAAATCGAGTCCGGTTTTCATCTACGGACTGAAATGGTTCGTGACGGTTACAAACGAGTTTTTGACCATCGGGTGCCAGCGCCACACACACGCCGAGTGGGAAGCGTTCAGCGACGAACAAATCTCGGACATGGACGAAGGCGCGCTTAATTTTTGGCAGATGTGGAAGACATCGCTGCTTTCCGTCTGTGCCGTTCAAGCAGCAGTCAAGTAAGGCGCTGTTTGCCTGAGACTCGCAAGCCGCTTCACGCGAACAGGCCCGAGCTGCTCCGCCCACAGATGAGCGTGGCGCCGCGCATAAGGACCTGGAGGCGGCTTCCGAGTCACTGGCCACCGCGATCGACGGCGGAATTTAGGTCGAGCAACTGGAAAGCTGGCGCTGGGGCGGGAATCCCGGCCAGTGACACCACATCAACCAAGGAGGAAGAGATGCTGGAGTACGTTTTTTTGGTGCTGTCCGTTCCCGCCGCGCTGCTGATCGCTCAGTGCATCGGCGCAATGAGCGACGAAGATCAGGCCGACCACGATGTGTGGAGGGCCTTGGGCGGAGGCGACGAACATGAATGAGCATGAGCAAGCAATCGCCGTGCTCCGGGCCATCGTCGCCGAGGTTGCAGGACACGAACCGGCGTTCAGCGCCAACTCATATTTGCCGCCGCATCTGATCCACGATGCGAGGAAGGTAATCGAGGATCACGACGCCCGAGAGGTCATCAAGGAGCACGAGCAGGCAATTGCGCGCCGGCAGCATGAGGCAACAGAAGTTCAGCCGGAGAAAGCGTACCGGCTTGAGCACGGAATACGGATTGCCGAAGACCATTATCTGGGGTGCCTCTGATGAATCCGCTGCTAGCCCTGCTGGTAATTATTCTGGCATTCGGCGTAGTCGGTCGCATTGACTACGAGTGCGCTCAGATGTCTGCAAACAACCATCCGACTTACGCAAGGAGCGACGATGCAAGCCACTAAGTTTTGCGAATTCGGATTTGGGGACAGCGCCACCTGGCCAGCCTACGCCGGCCACCCGCTTGACCCCCGTGCGCCGATCGACGACGACGACCCCACGATCGATGTCATCAGCGACGTTCGCGGCTTCCTGGCCATCGCCGAAGTAGCCGCCAGCAAGGGAGACCTTGCAAAGGCACGCCAGGCACTCATCGAGGCGCGCTTGTCGCTGGAAGAGTT